TTCCTGATATTCTTTATATTGAGCTGCCTTGTGATGGCATTTATCACGTTTGTGTCTGTTATCAGAACCTTCTCTATCATATCCCTTGTACTTTTGAGGGTCAGAAGATACGAATGAAAAAGAATGTATTAGGAAATATTCTATTTAGTAGTAAAAATCATTTCCATTGAGTCCAAACACCATTGACTCGTGACCTCTTATACTCTTTCAGGTCGATAAAGGATATTGCTATTTGTACAAAATCAGCTGAACCTATAACTTTGACCCAATAAAAGCTATTAGTTGGAATGTTTGCCACATTATTCCATACGCTATATTCTCCAGCTTCTACAAGGTTGTTTAAGTCTCCATCTTTAACAATATTTGCTTTGTTCATTTGCAAATTAAGGTCGCTTTTCTTAATCTTCACCGGTTCACTACTTGTTTCCCCATAGAAAAAATCTGCATCATCCTTAACAGATAAGCTGTTCAAGGCTTGACTTATGTTTACCTTCTCTATCATACCTTTGTATTTTTGAGGGTCGTCATTTTCGGATAAAAACGACAACCGGTTTAACATTTTGTTTTTATTCTCGTTTTGTTTAATATTTTGCTAATTAATTGGGTCTTCGTAAGTACGTTCTTCCAATTCCGCATAAGAATAGGCTACGTCCGTTCCTTTAGTTAGAATCCATATTGCACCTAATGACATGAACTCATATACTCCGCTTTTTGATATAGCGATCTTATTGCAATAATGATATTCATTATTTTCAAATGTAAGTTCATTAAATCCATCTGTTGTTACAACTGAAGTATAACCATAAGTGCTTCCCATTGCTGCATTATATATTGTCAACGAGATTTTCATCCCATTATATTGGACAGCCTCTGGAAGCATATACATACTCTGGGAAATTCGGTTTGGACGGCCATTCCGAAATTCAGAGCCAAAAGCCGGATTCAAAAAGAAATACCCCTCGTTTGCACGGAAATCATGCATCCGAACAAATGATGCATTGGCAATAATTGTCCCCTCAACTTCAACATTACGTCCCTTGAAGCTCCCAGTCAGAAAATCAAGGAGTAAGTTTGGTCGAAACTTGTTTGCCGGATTCATCGGATCACTGTAATTGAAGTCCTTGTACCCGCCCTCCGTCTCCACGGCCGAACCGTCCGCTCTCACCCCGTACTGGGAGAACATGTACTGCCCGTAGAATACGGCGCTCGCCAGTTTTGCGAAGTTCGCCATCAGAATCTCGACGAATGAATACCTGACCTTGTCCATCAGCACCCAGGTGGCCTTGCTGCCGTTGGCCGCATAGTCCTTTTTCGGATTAATATTCTTAAAAGTGCCCTCCTTGTTCAATACGTAATACTGCCCCTCACACAGCACCATGGGTGCGGACAGTGGGGTACGGGTATAGGATACGGATGCCGCGTACTCCCCGGTCGGATAGACCAGCGGGCCGACCGGTCCCTGCTGGAGATACTTCACTTCTCCCGTCTTGCTTGCCAACGCTTTCTTTGCCATATCATGCTGCCGTTGAGATTGTCCATGAAACATTGCCGCCTGCCTGCTGGCACATCGCTTCGGTGCAGGTACCGCTTGCCGCAGCCACATTCGCCGTAGCCGGATTGAGAATGACCCCTGCCGAATCCATAAAGACAAAATAGAACAGCATATTCATTGCCTTCGTGGTCTGTCCCCGCTTGACAAGGATAGGCGTATAAGTCACCGAACCTCCGGAACCGGAAACAATCGTCTCATCCTCGGGATTGGGATTAGTTATGATGTCGTAGGGGTCTGACAAGTCCATCACCGTCTGCGTGTCAAGGCCTATCAGATTGCCGCCCTGCGACACCTCCACCTTGAAGATACCCGTAGTGTCAACCAGGCTGTCCGTGACGGTCAGACTCTTGCCGGTCTGGTCGACGAGTGTCTGCCAGGTACCGTTAACCATCCTGGACCACTTGTAGGTCAGTCCGGAGGTGATCTCTGACGCTCCACGTCTCGCCATCGCCGTGAGAACGACACTGCCTCCCTTCTCACGGATGGCAAAGTATTTGTCATCTCCGGAAACGATGGTCACCACGTTCTGGTTGCCCACACCCTTGGTGATAGGGATGCTGTAAACGAACTGCACCTCATCCGACACGTTGCCCACGGTCACCGTAGCCACCGCCTTGACGCTGCAGCTCGCACCGGACGACGCCTTCACCAGGTTCTTCACGATCTGAAGCCCGTAATAGTTCGTAGTGCCCGCCTTGTAGGGGATGTACTTGAAATGCCCCGTCTCGCCGCCGAACGTGTTCGTGGAAACGTTGGATGTGAAGCTTATCAACACGTCATTGAAATACCACCTGATGGAAGAGGGCACCACAACCCCCTCAGCCACCCGTGAGGAGGTGAGAAGGAAGGAGAGCGTCGGCTTCATCGTGGTGAAGTCGGGGGCTATGTTTGTCGGAGCACCCGATTCACCATCATACTCTTGATAGAGGTCGCCTTTGTCGCACATAATCGCTGGCATGTAAACGCCAGACTTTTGCGAAAAGATTACCTGCCCGACCTTACTCGCTACGCTCATCGGTCACCTCCTCCCCGTCTTTATCCATGAAACCCTCCGGAGTGGCGACCTCCACCGGATCTTCCACGCCGTCTATCTCACCCTTGGCCTGCTGCGGGGAAAGGCACACGCCCCCGACTACTGCCGCCCGGTCGAATACCGTATCGCCGGGAAAGCCTGCCACATCGGCCTGCCATAACAGCACATTGCCGTCGGCAGTGCTGTTGCGGATTCCTGCCACTCCCAGCTTGTCCGCAACCTCTCTCGTCACTTTGATATAAAATGCCATACTGCTATCGATTAATGGTTAAACATCCCTTTTCCTTGCCACTATAAACTTACCGCTGTCATCCGTCACGTACTTGCCGTCAGATGTCACCACCGCCGCATACGGGCCCTTGTCAATCACCTTCAGCTGTAGCATCATGCCGTCGGTGCATGGGATGGAGGGCGAGTACCCGGCAGCGGCCAGCACGTATGAGGAGGCGCCGGCCGCCTTCGTGTACCATTCGCACTCAAGGATGGCCTGGGGATTGGGGACAATCCCTGCCGTATCACGGATGACCGGTTTCGGGTATATCATCTTGGTTCCGTCTGCCACCTGCTGCGGAAATCCCTCCCAGTCAATCTCGATGCTGGGAATACGCCTGCGGATGGTGGTGGAGACATAGTCTATGTCACTGTCCGGCTTGGATGAAGGAGCACCGTCCTTCGAGTACGATGCTTTCACGACGTAGGTCTGTTCGTGGCCGATATAGTCCCGGTCTATGGTAAGCACGTTCTTTGTCAGTGATACGAACTCCCAGTCATTGTCGCCGTTACCGTCGGTAATCTGCTCCAGTGCGCCCGTATTCAGCTTCCGATAGAAGAAGAACTTGCACTTGTTGGTTGCTGTGACATCTACATCACCGACAAGCAGTCTGGCGGTGATGGCCTGCCTGGCAATGTCCCGACACGGGTTCCAGTCAAGTGCCGACGGAGAGTCGACCATCAGCTTAGGCTGCGCCTCGCTGCCGTCAACGGCGCGGACAAGACGGCTGAAACGGTAGACATGCGTCTGTCCGGTACGCTTCGCATCGACATACTCGGCGTAGAACTCCAGTGTTACCGGACTGCCGGGAACGGCGTTCTTTTTCACTTGTATCTTACCCTTCTCGGCTCCGGTCTCGGTAATGACATAGCTCTTGTTGGCAGATGTAATCAATGTCCGTACACCGTTCAAGCGCTCGTACCACTTCATGTTGACCAATGACGCGTTGACCGCACCCACCTTGACCACCGCATCCGGGTCGGTAGCATTGCACCGGGGGAACAGCGTCAGGGGGGTAAGCGTGTAGTCCGGAGTGTACTCGGCCTTGTCAGCCTGGTACACCTGCACGTCCGGCACGCTGCCGACAACCTCTATCCCGCCGCTGGTCTGGAGAGGGCGGTAGTTGACCTCTATCTTCTTCTGTATAGTCTGCATAATTAGAAAGTTATATAATTCATTGTCTCATAATTGTTCTGCCCGTCACGCAGCAATACCCGTGCGATGAACTTGCACCCGGTCATGTTCATATAGTCGGGGCCGAGGTCGTTGACCGTCAGCGGCAGTGACTTGCCGGTTTCCGCGTGTGCGACCGCCCAGGCGTTGTCCTCGGTGACGTTGCCCGTATCGCGCGTCCACTCCACATCACTGTCAAGGATATGCGCCGTAACGTCACGGTTGTACAGCTCACCGGTAATGGTGAGGGTGGTCGCAAAACGCTCCGCATCGAAGTACCAGCCATTGGAGCTTTCTATATCGATGCTGAAATCCGGATTGCCCTCGACCATTGCCCAGCCCGCTGCTCCGTACTTCGGTTCGTCGGTAGTGCCGGAAACAAGACACATCCACTTGCATCCGTAGTGCCACACGGTATCGTACATCATCACACGTACGGTCTCGGTCTGTGCCTCGCGGTCGGCTTGGTAGGGTTCTGCTCCGGTGGCGGTCTCCATGTTCCACTCTCCGCGGTCGTTGGCGATGCGGGGCAATACGCCTTGGAAGTCGATGCGGTGGATGTCCTGCGCTACCAATCCCCGGACGTAGATATAAGAGTGCAGGTAGTTGATGGGCAGGTTGTCGAACAGAGACAGATGCTTCAGCCTGCCGACGATCACCGAATAGTTGCTTTCCTCAAGGACGGGTTTTGTGACCCCGTTAAGCATGCAGATACAATGCTCACGGGATGACAGATACCAATAACCCTGCCGTTCAGTATCAACCGGGTTGCCACGGTGTGATAATATCATCAACGGCTCAGGAGGATAATTCTTGCCACCCGGCACCTCGCTATCAGGGTACATCACAGCGTTGATCGTATTGGCTGAGATGTCAACATGCAAGACACGTAGCCAGGAGGTATAATACTTGCCGCCACCTGATGCAAGGTCATTGACAACACCATATACAACATCGTTTTCTGCCAGTGCAGTAAAGTCGTTATCCCACCGTTTCTTCATCTTCAGGCTGTATGTGCCGTCTTCAAGCTGCGATACACTTTCGATGGTACCGGACTCGGAGAAGGAATAGTCGCTCTCCATGGCGGAGAGACGGTTGAAGATAAGCTCAAGGACGGTAAGGCTGTCGCGGACCTCGAGGCGGGACAGCTGCATACGGCCGTCAGGGAATATTCCGGCACCCTTGCCCGCGACCATAGAGTCGATAAACTCGCCGAACTTCAACAGAAAATTTGTGCCGTCAGCCTGGTCTTTTCGAAGGAACACCTTTGATAATTCTTCGATGCTCATTCCTTGTTGAATGAGTTCAAGAATGCCAATAAATGTCCGTCCAACCCTCTCTGCGGTATTCTCTCCCTCAGAAGAGGCGTTCCTTATCTGTAGAGCAAGTTTCCTTAATATGTCAAGTGTATCAGGCATTATTCACCAAGTACTCTAAAAGTTACACGATTAGCATTAATCCCTCCACTTCCCCTATACAGCGGAAAGTCTTTTTTATTATCATTCAAATACCGAACACATTCTTTCATATACCTATCAGCAACAGAGAAAGCATCATTATAAGCCATAAGTTTCTCCTTAAAATCAGAACGCGATGAATATTCGTTATCTTTATTGACAAATCCAAAACGGGTGACATTTCCATCTCCATTTTTCACGATACGAGCATAGGTATAATATGCCAATGTCGTTTTCAGCCCTACAAAGGAACGTTTGCCTCCACATTCTATGGTATAAGAACTACCATTAAGCAACTCACTATAATTTTCCGGATGTTCTTTCACATCTAAGAATAAAGCATCACCCAAAGCTGACTTCAAATCAATGTTCTCCGACTCCCGAATATATGCCTCTATCTTTTCCGTATCGATGTGTATTGACATCGTACGAGCCAACTTATAGACCTCATCTGTTGTTATTAGACATCGCAGCATTTCTTATATATTTAAGAGGTTGTACACTAAAGTCATTGGAAGGATTGAGAGGTTCATACCAATGCGCAAAAATTTTCTGAAAAGCCCGTTCAATCATGCGTTGTTGCTTTGACACAATAGAGTTATAGTATTCAAAAGCATCTTCCAATATATCCCCAGAAAAACCAACCTTACCAATCCGGATACAATACCAAGGCTCCTGCCCGAAAGCCGAATAAATACGTTCAACCACACTGGCATCAGTAACGGTAAACTCCTTATCATAATTTTTAGGACTAATATCCACAAACTCCGGTTTTTCTTCATCAGATTCCAAGGTTACCTCTAAGACCTTTGTCGCATTGGTGTCTCCTTGTAATTGCACGATAGTATCAGAAAAACCAGTATCTTCATTAGTCCTATCCTCTTTTATAGGATTTCCGTTTTCATCAAAACGTACCGAAGAAGCACCTTTCTTTGTAATTATCATCCCGGAAGGCATGAAGTTACAACGCACATTACGATACTTCACATTGGCTAATCCCTCATCCGTACTCATTTCCGTAATCACACGGTCAGCTCTTCCGATAGGATACACGAATTTCCCTGTGTTGCTAATCCATAGTATCTGCCCCTTATAGTTTTCAATCCCTCCGGCAGCCCGAATTTGCGCATAGACCACCTCCTTACGTGGATTAAATACATCTATAAACTCCACATTTTCTGGTATTACCTTTATGGCTTTTCCCTGACGGGTTTTCTTTCCTGTCCAATCCGGATGAACTGCGATTTTTGCGATATATCCGGATTCATCCTCCTCCAACAAACGGCAATTTTCAAAGGGGATGTGCTGTACTTCCACTATATCTGCGAACATATTATAATTAACATGTATCGCCATCCCATCGTAATCAGCAACATCCTTGCAGACGAAAGCATGGATGTCATCTGCCGTATCTCCACGGCGGTTAACCACATATTCAGAAAAAGCAACCTCACGAAACCCATTTCCCTCTATGAAATTGGCATAACGTTCTGCACATTCGCTACCCGTTGAACTCGCAGCGATGATATTTCTTAGATGTTGGGGATATAAATTATCATCACCGTAGCTTTGGATGCCAAGATTACGTAAATAGCCCGTGTCAACACGCCTATTACTCTTCTTCTTTAATTCATTTACATTCATCGTTCCGTGAGGTTATTCTTTATTTCACCGTTTCTACGGCTTCTATAGTCTGCTTAGAGTCAACTACAGATTGAGCCTCTTTAATATGAGCATCCAATACTTTAGCTGTAACTTTCTTCCCGTTCAGTTTATAAGTCTTGAACGCATCTCTCACAAACTCAGAAGTAGCACCTTCCACTTCAAAGGCTTTCACCAATTCTGAAACCAAAGTTTCATCCAATGGTAAAGCAGGACTCATCCGTCTTTCAACCCTTTTCTCCCAATCGGAAGGCGTTGAAGCAAAAAAGACTATCCCTTTAGGATTTTCCGCAAGATACCTTTCTGCCGCTTCGTCAGTAAGATTGTTGTTGGTGTACATTTCACTACTTCCAAAGCCTACTTGGAGCAATACACCATTTTTCAATGCATAACTTGATTTTTCTTTCATTTTTCCATATCTTTTTAAGTACGAATACATTTCAATCACAGCGTCACGATAGCAATCACCACATGAGGTCTTGGTAAATGTCCTACCAAGAACTTCATGAAACATCAGTTCAATGTCTGATTTATCAGAAGAAGAAAGGGAGACCTTATCCCCCAATCTCTTCAACTTATCAACCATCTCCAAGACAAGCATATTCCCTCCTATGCTGCCGGTTCAGCCGTCAAAGTGTTGACAGCAGTCTTAGTTGCTTCATAACTCGTCTTGAACAAGAATAATGCAGATTTAGGCGTTTTCTGCTCTTCCAAGGTAACAGCCCATCCACCTTCAGTATCCTCGCTATACTTATCGTTGTCGATAGCTGTAGCTGTAAGCCCTTGGTAGTAACCATACACCTGAAAAGCGGCATCACCAGGGTTTCCTTCTTTCTGTAAACCCTTATATTTATTCTCCAACACCACAACATAGGTACCGTTAGCCAATCCGTCAATAACATCAGCGCATACATCCGGGTCGTTTGCCAATATCACAATCGCGACAGTATTGGTAAACGAACTACGATATGTGCCAGCCACTAATGAGGTCTTTGTACCCGTAAATGGATTTTTACCAGGAACAACAACCTTATAAGCCTTCTTCCCGGTTTTCATAGCCAGCGTTTCAATCACATTCTTTTTTGTAGAATTGAATACTGTGGCTGCAAAGTCCACATCCGCACGATTCATTATTACCCCTTCCTGCTCCAATCCTTGTACTACTGGATCATCACACGACGGAACAATATCTTTCTTTAAAATATCATCACATACTCCCATAGAATACCTCCTTTTGTCAATATGCTACTTGCACCAAGTTGTCCTCGCCAATCATAGAACCGAGTTTACCAGTAGAATAGATATAATTCTTACGGGGTTTTCTTTCAAACCAGATATCAAGGTCAGATATCGGGTTATCGCCTTCACAACCGTACATTAAATTGTCCGGAGAACATAGAACCGCACGGTGAGGAAGGTTCAGTTTCGTTTTATCGTTCTGATACGCTTGAATAAATCTATCCCAAATAGAACATTTTACGACCGTAACGCCGTCATACTCTCCTACTTCAAGGCCGTCAAAAATGACCGTCCAAGGCATAATAACCTTATATTTCTCCCTCACATCACGTGACAAAGAATCACATAATGATTTTGTAGCAAAAATTGCATGTCCGGACTTCTGGAAAATACGGCTATCCGCATCTTCAAGCATCGTGTCAAACACAGATGTAGCAGCCCCCAATTCTTTCATCTTGGACTTCTGCAAAGCATAAGATGCTTCAGAGTTGGCTGATATAACGGTATGCTGACCGGAATTCTCTGCACATATGGCAAACAGGCGTTTAAAGAAACCGTCACATGTCTTGAACAATTCTACATTCAATCCATCCGTAATTTGACCGGAACCGTCAATATTAGCGGCATCCTTGTCTCCAAACCAAGTGAAGCGCCATAACATTTTCATCATTGCTTCCGTCAGTTTTGGAAGGACAATCCCATCCATATATTCAGTAGAAGTAAGGTCCGCAATATTGGTACCGGTCTTCAAGCAGTACTTTGCAATAGTATTCTCCAAATCCTCATAGCACATTTCCAACGGAACTTGCCAGTCGCCAATTTCCCATACTTTCTGGGCGGCAGCGATAGCCACTTTTTGATATTCAGGGTCACATCCGGCACCTGCGATACCTACATCCTCCATCTCACCGATGAAGCCAACTTTCTTGCCATTGGTCACTTTAGGCATGAACGTCATAAAACGCTCCATATCCTCATTTTGAAAGACTGTCAGTTCAATCAAGTCTTTCAAATCCTTCACCGCCTGATTGTCTGGCGTCAATTTTGAAAAATCTAAAATAGGCATACTCAATTCTCCTTTCTTTACTTTTTAGTTCTCTTCTCCCTTTCCTCTCTCAACTTTCTTTGAATAGGTGTCTCCTCTGCACTTGCTTGTGTCTCAACAGTATTCTTGAAGGATTGGGTACGCAAAGAGACTCTATAGGTTGAACAATGTTTTGCTAGCCAATTCTCACCTCCTGCCATCTTTACAGCATTCAGTATCTTATTGTCCTCAACTGTACGGGCATTGGTTTTCAATGCCGCATTTTCCTCTTCAAGTTCTTCAATGCGCGCCTTTAAAGCTTCAATCTCCTCGTCACCGTTTGCTTCTTCCGGGTCTTTGATTTCTGTAATCACTCCGTCTGTTACAATGATAGTCTTACCATCGGGCATAACATGCTCGCCATCGGGGGATGCCGCATCTCCCACCTGCGGTTCTCCTTCTTCACGTTCCACCGTCAGTGTATTACCTTCGGCATCTGTCAGTTCCATAGATACTACCGGAATGTCTTCTATCTTCTGGTAGCCACATTTCGCAAGCAGTCTGTCAATGATAGATTGCTTTACCGTTACTTGTTTCTCTTTGTTCATTTTCTCACTATTAAGTTTATAATCAGTTCCTTTTGCTGTAGTCGGTATAAGAACATCAGATATAAATCCAAGTTGTTTTGCAACCTCACCGCCAAACCATGCCTCCTTGTTCATCTGGACCTCCAAAATGGTCGATTCAACTCCTGTCCGTTCAACATATACAGCCATCATCTTATCCTTTTCCGCTTCCAGACTTGATTTGATGGATTCTATAGTTTCAAGGTCCAATAAATCATCATATCTTGCCAAATATGGTTTGTGGATGAGAAACTTTGCATGAGGATAAGCTTTTCTGCGTTCAAGTGGAGCAGAAAGCAAAATGATGGTAGCCATAGAAGCACATCGTCCAACAACGGTACAAGATATTTCCTTGCCCGACGCACGTAATGCATCATAAATAGCATACCCCTCAACCGTATCACCGCCGCACGAATGGATTTCAATGTCAATTTTAGGGTCAGCCGGGTCAAGCCATGAAAGGAAGTATTGGATATCCGGAAACGAAAGCCCCTCGTCACCGGTCAAATACCAATTTTCCATTTTATCCTTATCAGCTACAATGTCCTTGTTAATGTATAATTTAGCCATATCACATAATTGTTTGTAACAAAGGTAGAAAACATGATACGGCTTGAAGAAAATAAGAAGTCTATTCCACTGACACGCTTTGTCAGCAACTTTTTCAAAACAAAAAAAGAGCGGAATAATTCCGCCCCCCCTAAACATCCACCTTACTTGAGAACTTATCTATTATCCGATAAATTGTCCTTTCCGCAATATTATACTCATCGGATAAATATTGCATGATATAAGTCTTTTTATGTCCCTCCTTTGACAGACGGACATATTCTTGATACACGGGAATATATTTCACATCCCCGACATCAAGCGAAGCATCCCCCATCATTTGAAGAAGACTCTTATTCAATATCAATAGTTCATATGCTTTCATATACTACCAAGATTTTCAACGTACTTAACCCTATTAGCAACAGAGGTAAACTCTTCCACAGAAACCACCGGAGCAGGCGCCATCATCATACCTTTTGCAACAGCTTTGGCCAGCATGTCCTCTCCTAACGCCTGATTGGAAGAAGCTGTTACATTAATGGGAATACCTCCTCCTATCTGATTGAAAGCCGACAATAACGGAGCAAACATCGAGGTTGCAGCAGCCGTCATTACACTTTCACCGTTGGACAACATAGCAGGTATGGAATCGCTTGTACCGGAACCTGGCCCTTCAACTTTACCTCCTTGTGCAAATTTAGCACTTTTCACCGATTTCATAGCCTTTCCCATAACAGTAGTTACAGATGCCACTACAGTACCTATCGCAGCAAGCATGTCAATCCATGTTGCAGATGAGCGGGTAGCTGTTTCTACGGCTTTGGCAATGGCTACCCCTTGCGCAATAGAAACCTCCGCAATAGCCAGTATTTTCGCCAACTGAGCCATATTCTCGTTATCTCCTGCCGCTTGTTCCAACAAATCAGAAAGATTCCCTGCCAAGACAGAAAGGGATTCACCTTTATTTTGCTGCATCTCCACTTCCTTGTCAATGACCGCCTGCTTTGCATTCAAGTATTCTTGGTCTGCAGCAAGCTGCCTGGCCCGGAATTCGGCATCACTCTCCTCTCCCATCCGTCTCAAGCTGTCTTTCAGTTCAAGCTTCTGCTGTTCCTGCATACGAAGAAGCTCAAGTTCACTATCTCCATTCAATTTAGCTTCTGCCAATTCATTATCCAATCGAAGTTTGAGTGCATCAGCTTGTTTCTTTGCTGTATCATTCTCATGTTGAACGGACAAATCATAAATCTCTTTATTGTACTTCTCCGTAATAGCAAGCTTCATCTGTTCAGTAAGCTCTTTCTGACGGAGTTCTACGTCACGTTGGGCAACAAGTTGCTGCATCTTTAGTTGGTACTCCTGCTCACCTCCAGCTTTTACGGATTCAAGTTGCAGAGAGATTAGTTTCTGCCGGTTCTCCACCTCCTTCATCAGTTGTTCTTCCGATAATTGCTGTAATGCATCATTTTTTTGCTGTTCAAGTGCAATAATCTGATTATTTATAGCTCCACGTGCTTTCGTTGTAAGGTCTTGTTCCTCAATCAAGCGAACACGCAAATCTTCTATTTGACGAGAAAACTGACGTTCTATCTCAATGGATTGTTTCTCTCTACTGTCCTTAACCAGCTTAAGCATTTCATCCTCAGCCTTACGAATTTCTGAAAGTTCTTTTTCTTTTACAACTTTAGCCTTATCTACTGATTCTTTCCGCATCGCATTTATTTTATTCTGGGTTTCCTTATTACGGGTATAGCTCTCCATTTCCTTTTGAGCTACGTCCGAAAAAACTTGAGAGAATTCCTTTAAATCTTTCACTGTACTTTCTGATATACCCAATCGGCTAATAACCTCATCAGCCGTTACTGCCCCTTGTGCCATATCATCAAGCAATTTATTAGCTTCACCAGTAAGTTCTATTTGCCCAAGAAGATTTGCCAATTTCTTTCGGCCAATATCAATGCTTTCCTGCTGAAGTTTATTTTCCATATCGTATGCTTTTGTAGCCGCATCAGTACGCTCTTTCAGGCTTTTTGTAGTATCATCTGCAATGAGCTTCAATCTTTCAATCTCAGAGCGACTTGCCGCACGCTTCATATTAAGCATTGTTTCCGATTTCTCTAACTGTTGCAATGCATCATTCAGTGCCCACGCTTGTTTCGCATCATTTGAAATTTCTTTTCCAATACCGGAAAAACTATCCTTCATATCCTTTGCTGCACCAGAAAAATCACCAGAGAAGAATTTAGCAATAGCTCCACCAAACTTTGCAATCCGGTCTATAATCACATCAATAATTGCCCCAAAAGAGGACATTACATTAGAAAGAAATTCAGTACCTTTTTGCGTTTTAGCCAACCATGCGACCAATGAGCCCAACAAAACAACAATAGCCCCAATACCAGTGGAAATTAGTGCAAGTTTCAACACTTTTAAAGCTGCAGATAACAAATTACTTGTTATAGCCGCTGTTTTTTGAGCACCAGAGAACATATTCGCAGTGACCGTTCCTGCTTTGTACTGGACTGTTATTTTAACCAATTCATCCTTCAAACCACCAACAAATTCCTTTGTACCTCGCAAGACGCTAACGCCACTGCGCAATATGGAAACAAAAGGTACTTGGGCTTCTGTAGCCTGAAGTATCGCATCTTTATAATTACCCACATTCCGATAAAAGCGCTGCGTTTCTTCTTCCGCACCTTTCAGTTCATCGGTAATGGCATTTATCTTATCTTGCAGCTCTTTGCCTTCGCCCCCCTCACGCTCTACACGACTTAATCTGTCATAAGCAGCGGTAAGATTGGAAAGCTCAGCCCGCAACCTAACAAGGCTTCCTTCCATCTCTGTCTGCTCTTTACGTTCATTTTGAATTTGTTTATTCAGTACACGGATGGCATCTGTATATTGTTGGGTAGCAACCCTATTTTCGGTTAATTTAATATTATATTCCTCCCTACTCATACGGCCTTTCTTCAAATCCTCCTTAAGAGTTTGTTCTACTTTTCGAAGTATATCCAACTGCGTACGATACTCTGCTATTTTACGGATAGCATCATCATACTTTACCCGAATTTCCAATATTTTTTCACTTGTATTGTCTTTCATAATTATACCTCCAATTGTAACAATTTACATTCACATATTCCCGTATCTTCTGCCTTAATGGAAATAATGGCATAATATCTACCATATTGGGCCAAGTAAATTGGAACAGTCATATCCAAGTCTCTCAACTCAATATCATTTATTTCTATCTTTTCTGTGATTACTTTAGGCATATAAATGACCTCACTATAACTTTTGTAATAAGAGTTAATCACAGAAGAAAAATCAAGTTCCTCAAATGTTCCTTTCAGAACATCTGCATCATCTGTACAAAGTAAAATTCTTGGCTCCACTTTCTCTAGAGAAGATTTACCATCACTGTCATACTTATATAACTTTATAGACGCAACGCCACCTGCCATATCAGTACCAGCAAATGGAAGCGTAAGAATATCACGCTCTGAATCCAAAGTGTAATCTAATACTTGTAATGCTCCATCATAAGAGCCATTAACCGTAGAGTCTTCTTTGTAACGCAGATAATTCAGCTGTGCGAAATCATTCAGCCTATATTCCAACATATTAGGTTTATTCTCCTTATAAGTAGCAACAACCTTTTTTGTCCAATCATATGCTCTTGTTTCATTTTCTTTAATAGTATCTACAGAAACAAACTCAATGGAATTTGAATCATTCTTACCAGGAACAGCAAAAACACCGAGAATTGCAGCAACAGCTTTAATAAAATCTATCTGTTTTATTTCGGGCAAATTTGCAATAATCGGGAAGTGCCCATATCCTGCATTTATCTCATCATCTATCGAAGGCATCACTTGATCACATATAGCTGTAATGCTAAATGAATTATCCATAGATATACCACCATCATCAATCCACCCTGCGTCAAGTAATCCAAACAAAATCTCCTTACTTTCCTCTAGCGTATCTGTCTCTATATCTGTAAAATCAAAATAGATAGTATAACTATTTGTGTTATGCCTCTCAATCTTGCTATAATCTATAGTTGCAATATCGACTCTTGTATCATCATCCATAATGTAATAAGCAACCAGACATGCTCCATTAGGGTATATAGAAGTGGATACATCAAACGACACATTACCATTCATCAAAATCTTCATATTCGGAGCATTAAGTTTAAAGCCTTGAATATAAATTTTTCCAGAACTACTTTTAAACTTGGTTATAGTCCCATAATAGCTTGAAAACGACTTATCTGCAAAATACAATTTTTCCGGTTCTCCCTTATCAAGACGTCCATGTACATAGTAACTAAACTCTGCATGTAATGCATTTTTTGCAGCATAACTTCTGCTATCATTACGAGTTAATAAGGGTACAAACAATCTACTTAACATAAAAGCGCGATTAGCAGGAAACGTAAAAGTGACACCATTATCTTTCATAATTTGTAACAAAATCCAGGTAACCTTACACCCAGGATGATACCACCCTGTTGTATCTTCCCGCCGTATACCATAGTCTACTTTAGGAATAAAAAAATTACCGGAAGCATCCCCTTCAAAAGAACCTACTTTCCAAAATACATGATAATCTGGAAAATCATCATCAGCAATGACCTCATAATTGTGTCTATCCTTCAAATCACGTAGCGTTTTATTTCCACTTATAATATTTGCAAATCTAGAGACATTACCCCATGAAAGAGCAAATTCAAAAACATCCGATGTAGACAATAAGACCGCAGTTGCGTTATTGAGTATCTCTATCCCGTTACGAAAATAACGAGCATTCAGTTTAATTCTAGGATAAACGATGTCGCATGAAGGTAAATCAGCATGCATGATTGCACACTGATTACGTATAGTATTCGGAAGTTTGATAGTATAAGAATTATTACTTATAATCTTACTCAAATCCGTAAATATATTACTTTTGAAATTGAGCGTTACTTTGGTATCATCATCCAAATCCATCAGTTTATCACCAATGAATAGCATATCGTTTCTCATAAGCTTTGTACTCTTGTTTCTGGTAATATGATTGTTGCTACGAAATCCTGTAATACAGCTCTTGTCTTATTGAAATTACCAACAGATACATTCACCGCCTTCCAGCTATCAACTCCATTCACATTTTTACCTGCATACATATCAACAACGGGTGACAACGCGAGTTGAAACAAGAAGTCAAACGTTTCAGAGTCCACTAAAGGAGCACACACCAACAATGTATTCTCTTCTGTTTTTCTCTGCTTACGTCCTGAACCTCCATGATAGCCATTAACATAGTTATAGTCTTGCATATTATTACGAATGAATTCACCATCATTGGCAATTTGTTTGCTCTCATCACCACGTTTAAACAACCAATAGCAATAAAAGCCATGACGATTTATCCAACGTAAATAAATTCCATCCGTGCATTCATCAACTAAAAGCCTCACATTTGCGGCCACATTCGTCAATGCGTGAAAAGTAAAGTCAAAGGTATTATCGAATACACTTGCTCCCGTACTAGTTCCAGGGAGATTCAAAACAACATCCCTATTCGCATCAATACCCTGCAAAGTAAGATTATACACTTTGCGGTCAGACAATATGATGGACGGCAAAACTTGACCGTCAGCAGTCACACTAACAGTACCGGCCCCCGCAGTGTACATACCGACCGTAAATGGTAAGTTCCTAAACCATGTTAGAATACGGTCACCATTATATCTTTCGCCGACTTTCATTGCGCCCCAAATAATAAAAGTATTAAACTGGAAACTTTCTCCGATAGTGCTATCAGACGTATACATATCCACTTCAACAGAGAACAGACGCCCAAGCTGACTATCTTGTGGAATAGAGGATTGATAGTCAATCTTGCCAAACTCCGTTGCATCAAAAGCCGATTGCATATAGAAAGACAGATCAAAGAAACATGCGGTTTTAAATAATGCACGTTTTTCCTTATATTCCTTTCCGGTAAGTACGTCGGTTATCGTTGCTTCCACCCATGCCCAAGTATATCCACTAATATTTATCACTACCGGATTGAAACAGAAAGATATTTCATCCGGATACTCGATTGTAGTATTTCCTATCTTATGCGTCCTCATTACTATGCAAATTTATATGTTGTACATCGTTCAGAAAAACACCAAACACACGGTCCATAATATCCCGTATCGCTTGTGTAACACTCGTTGAATATATATCCTCATGCGTTCCAGAGTGATAAAGCCTAGTACCCTCATTTGCAATCTTACGAGCTACGAGATAAGCAAACGATTTAGGTTTTTCTACTTGAATCCTCTTATCCACCACCCATTGCTGAATTATTTGCCAAAAACCTTTTGGGATTTTTCCCGGTCCGCGTCCTGTTTCCAGAACTCCAAAAGCCTGTCTACCGAATAAAACACCATGATTATCATCTACTACGACATGCAGGCTCTTGATGGTTCTTCCGCTTGCACGCTGTCCAGCTTGTATATGATTCTCAATGATACGCTGCCGAAGTTTATCCAACTCCTCGTTCAGTATATCTTTAACGTCCTTTCTTCTGTCTTCCATAACTAACACATGGGTACTCCTTGAACCTCTTTCAGTTTCAATTCTATTACTATTCCAGTAACATTTACATCCAGCTTATCATAGAAAACGGAATAAGGGACTTCATCGCTTACCCACTCAAACAGCCCGCTCCTATTCAACTCACGGATAAATTGAACTGCATACCCTTTGCACCTCTCAATAACCTCATCATTCTCCACCCCGTCAAAATCAAACGCCGTCTTGTCTACAAAAGCAATCATGCAATTTGGGCAATCTCTTAACTGAGTCCTTGATATGACGAACTTCCCAGATGCAGGAAGCAGATTTATAATGGCCGGCAATGGCATCTTATCCAGCCGAACGTTGGCGGTCACCCAGTTATCAAATAAATAGGTAACTCCTTCCAGCTTCTCTTGGAAAATCCAGTGTAAGCTGCCCCCTAAAACCAAGCGATTCTGCCCCCTTGTGCTAAAATAATCCTACCCCCTTGATTCCAATATAAAAATACCCCTGCTTGG